ATCAAAACGTTGACTACTGCTCTTCCTTGACTTGTGATGCTCTCCTTTTCAAGGTCCTCGGTGCTCAACCCTTCAACTACACTGATGCCATTGATGCTCTTCCTAACGCTATCCATGCTTTCGGTGGACCCACTGCCCTTGCTGACGATTCTCGTGCTTACATTGATGCTCAAGGTCTCTTCCAAGACGCTGGTGCTCTTGACTACGGTGTCACTTCTGGAGTTTTAGCTTCTAATTTCACTGGATACTGGCATGGTCCTTCCAACCCTTACAACGAGGTCAACCTTGGTGGCCCCGATGTTCCCGGTGATTCTTACAACAATGGTTCCCACCTTGATAACTCTGGCGTCTCTGATGCTGGTACCTTCGTTCTTTCTGAGACCTCTTTGGACATGCACTGCTGGGGCCAAAACCCTGTTGTCACCGCTAAGCTCCAACTTAACGGCCAAGACCGCTTCTCTGAGCGTGAAGGTTCTTACTTCTCTTGGGTTCAACCTTACCAATCCCACACCAGAAACCCTGATGAGGGTATCAACGTTTACTCCTTCGCTCTTCGCCCTGAGGAACACCAACCTTCTGGAACCTGCAACTTCTCCAGAATTGATAACGCTACTCTTCAACTCGTTCTCTCCAACGCCACTGTTGAGGGTACCAAGACTGCCAAGGTTCGTGTCTATGCCACTAACTACAACGTCCTTCGTATCATGAGTGGTATGGGTGGCCTTGCTTACTCCAATTAAACGATTTATCGTCTGGTTGTTGTTCATATATTTTAATAATTAATCTTAAAAATTTAATTATTAAAAAAATTGAAATAGTATTATTATTTAAATAATAAATCATAATACCAAATACTAAAATGAGCACACATAGCTTTTATTTCAAGACAGTTTATACTTGTCAAACTATTAACTACGACATTGATTTAAACATGTCAATTACAGAATTTATAAATTATGTAAAAGGAAAAATTAGAGTTGATTTTGACATTGATAATAATTATTCTATAGAAATTGTAGAAGCTGGTCAATTTAACAATGAAAATGGACGTGATGCTGAATTGGCGCCAGCATTAGAATATTCAAATACATCTATTAGAGAGAAATTTAATAATTATAAACAAACAGCATTTTATATAAGACCAGTTATGCGAAGAAGATTAAGTTTGGAACGTCCGAATACAGAAAATGTCAATGAAAATGAAAATGAAAATGACGATTATCCGAGAGCACCAAGATAATTTGTTACACAATTAAAAAATAAATTAAAAAATAAATTTTTAAATAATTTTTAATAGTTTTTTTAATATTCTTCATCTTCCTCTTCGTCTGATTCATTGTTAGCCTGAGATCCAAAATCATCATCAATATCATCAGGAACTTCGACATATAAATTGTCCTTCCAAATAACCTTGCGAGTATTAAATAACCTATTCATATTTATAATTTCAGGTTTCTCAGTTTCAGAAGTGAATAGCTTTAAAATTTGTTCATCATCTCGAAATCTAACAGTATATGTTTGTTGAACATTGTTTCTTCCAATACGACCCATTGCTTGAATAACTTTTTCTTGAGTTAAGTTTAAATCTTTACTAAGGAATCCATGACAGAATTGATAATTAGTGCCATAAATATAATCACTTGAAGCAATAATCATATATAATCTTTGTTCATCAGCAAGATTTTTCATGATTTCAGTGTAAGCAATGTTTTCATGATTAATAAACACACCAATTCCCATCATTAACAGAACCTTCCATGTGTTATCAACACCCTTTAATGCCATTATATCAGATACAGTATTTTCATCTATATTACTTGTAAAAGCATTTTGTGTGTCTAAACCTTGAGCCCATTTATCTTGATGCATCTTTCTATTAGGAATAAATGCGTCATTTAGTGTTGCTGACTTAATCATACCTCTTAATTCATTGATTTCTTCAGTTAATTTCGAAAGACTTCCTCTATTTAGAAACTCTTCCGGAACCTCCCTATTTAACTTTTTACTATCTTTATTAGATTTATTTCTTCCACAAATTTTATGAGAACCGGTTGAATTTTTGACATCATTTTTAATCTTTTTCTCTTGTTCCTCTTTAATAGTCTCAACTTCTGATTCCAACGTAAATAATTTTTCATTAATATAATTATTATATTCAATTTTATTCATTATTTCATCCATAACTAAACTAGGAATGTTTGCTTGTTGGATACAAAATTTAGAAATTTTTTCAATATCATTTGAAATTAATATAGTTGGTCCATCAGTTAATGTATAAGCGTCTTTTGTAGTAAAGTAAACGCCAGATGTTCCAGGCTTAACAACAGGTTGGCTTACTGGTTGACTTGATAGTCGAGTTAAACTAGAACCAGATAATGAATTTATATTAGAATTACGACTCATTCCATATTCCATGCTTCTTGCTTTAATAATTTTATTTCCCTTTGGATCAATAGTTTCATTTTCTAATATTCTAGGTTTTCTTATTTGTCTGAAATGAGTGTAAATCGCACCCCAGTAATTTTCCATAATATTTTGAAGAAGGAATATATAATATTTTTTAATATTTTTCATGTTGAAATCATTTAAGGTCTCAAAGTGTCTTTCAATAAGTGTTTTACTAGTGCCATAATTATTAGAGTTTACATAAGTAATAAATTCAACAACTTCTTTTAAATCAAAATACCTTAGAAGAGTTAAATAATTATCACAATGAGCAGCTATTGCCTTAATTTTATTATAATCTTCGTCAAGATAATGCGGCACTACTATTAAACCATCTTTATTTACAATTGGAATTGATTTTTTACAATCATGACTAACAATATTAACAATCTCTGCTCCAGGAAACGAGTTTAAGAAGTCAGGAATCGTCTCAGTAAGCTCATTAAGCTTTGGTAATGTAGCAGATGATAATACAACATTAGGGATAGCATTTTTCTTCCAATTTTTTCTAATTGTTGAATGGAAATCATGCTCGTTGTAATCCATTGTAATAGTTGGTTCATCCCAGTACATAATTATATTCTCTGCTGGAAAATGTGCCAACATATAATACATAGCTGGTAAGTAAGATTTGATATCACAAATCATAATTTCAACATTATCACCAACACTATTATCAACCTTACCAATTCCACCAGTGCGCTTATTTCTAGTAAATACCTTAGCCGCGAAATAATGTAATCTAACATCATCGGCACAACTACAACCAAACGCAAAAGCAATCTTTTTATTGACAGAAATAGCTGCTTTTGCTAATGCTAAACCAACGTGTCTAGCGGCACACACGAATATTATCTTATGCCCCTCAGATAACGCAATAGGTGATAACGTTTTTCCGGTACCAGTAGGAGCCATATATAAAATCATCTTAGAATTGGGTGCTTTACATGCTGTAAATATGTCCTTTTGATGCTCATATAGAGTTAAGTCTCCATATTTAAGAATATTTTGATTTTTTTCTATAAAATCTACAGCATTTTCAATAATAGTTGATAAATTTATTTGCTCCTCAAACATACTGAGAACTATATCAACCAAATTTTTAACATGAACATTTAGTCTATTAATATTATTACGAATTAATTTATATAGTGTGAAATAATGATAATGAAATAATTTGATGTCTTTACCCTTCTTGTTTTCTATTAATTTTTCAATGTGAGTTAATAAGGTATTCTCATAGATATCATTAACGAATAATGTTTTCTCATCAAATCGTTCTAATCTAATTCTATCACTAGAATTAAGTTTTATATCACTCTCAATTTTCATAGGCTTATATTCTGGATTGATTTTTTTTAATTCCTTTTCGATCAAGGCAGTTCTTTCTCTAAAATATTTATTAAATAAATAACTTTCCATTTTTTCTGAAAATTCTATCTTTAAATACGAAAAGATAGAATTATTATTATTAATTCTGATATTAACATCATGATAGCCTTTAACTATCATATTTAATACATCAATTTCAGTCTTTGAAACAGGTTTCTCAATAGAGTCCCATTCTGACTTGTTAAGTTTGCGTTGCTTTAAATCCATTTTTGGGTTACTTATCTGTTACTTATACTTCTATCTTTATATCTATTTTTTATATCAATTTTTTTTTAAAATTGAGATAAAATAATATAAATAAATTAAGGGTATTATAATATAATACAATGTCAGTCACTTATACTATTGTTTCTATCGAGGGAAATATTGGTTCTGGTAAGTCAACCTTGTTAGCTAATTTACGTCATTATTATGAAAATAATTCTAATGTTGTGTTTTTAAAGGAACCTGTTGATGAATGGGAAAAGATTAAAGATGAAAATGGCGAAACAATTTTGAAGAAGTTTTATGCGGACCAGGATAAATACTCATTTCCATTTCAAATGATGGCATATGTTTCACGACTAAAGGTATTACGAGATACTTTAAAAACTATTAAAAATGATGCCGTTGATAAAAATATTATTATTATTACAGAGAGAAGTTTATATACAGATAAAATGGTTTTTGCCAAAATGCTTTATGATAGTAAAAAAATAGAACATGTAAATTATCAGATTTATTTAAATTGGTTTGACACATTTTCCGATGAATTTCCTGTTAATAAAGTAGTTTATGTAAAAACTTCACCTGAAAAATGTTACGAAAGAATAGTAAAACGCTCAAGAACTGGCGAAGAAAATATTCCACTAGCTTATTTAAGTTCGTGTAGTAATTATCATGATAATATGTTAGATAAAGAAAATAAAGAATGTGTTTGTTTGGATCAACTTATTTTGGATGGAAATGTAGATATTTATGAAAATAAAAATCAAGTTAATGAATGGATTAATGAAATTGAAAAATTTACTAGAAATTAATATTAATATATTATATATGAGTATAGATTATAAGCCTGATAACATATTCATTTTTTCTTTTGTAAGAATGAATCCACCAACGCCTGGTCATTTAGTATTAATTAAAAATTTAATTGATAAAGCGGTTGATTTAGGTGCTGAAAAAGCATATATCATTACATCTAGTTCGGTTGATGGTAAAAATCCTATGCTTTGTAGTGCGGATACTATTCCTAAGCCAAAAAATAAAGCAGATGGAGTTATTATGAGTAGTATGTCTAGTAGCGCAGACGCACTTTATAAATCCCAAGTTTTAGATGAAATGATCACATCATATAAGAGACAATTAATTGAAGAAGCAGCAGCAAATGAAGCACCTACAGAAGAGGTAACCGTTGAAGATGTTGCTTTAACGGAAAAACCTACTATGGAAGAACCTGCTGCTAAAGAGAAGTCAAAAAAAGGTTGTGTTGGAGATAGTTGTTTAATTTTAGGTGGAGGAAGAAGAGAACAAATTGAAAATTTAAAAGTAATTGTATTATGTTCTACAGGTAGTCCATTTTCATTTATTAATAGTGTTGTTAGAAAAGATTTTATTGATGAAGGCATTCCAAAAATTAATATGTTTTTTATTGTTGGAAGAGATAGAGCCGATTTTTTAGATACTATTGTAGATACATTTAAAAGATACAAGTATGTTAGTTCAATTGATGGACTTATATTAGGGAGAGAAGGAATGACTGAATTAAAAAATACCGGATTGGGAACTCGCAGTATAGCTGATATTGATCCTTCTGCTTATTCAGCGTCATTCATTAGAGGTTTGGTTAAAAACGACCAAAAAGAAGAATTTAGACAAGTTTATGAGAAATATTTACCTTCAGAAGATATTGATAAAATGTTTGAAACAATTAAACTTGGATTAACAATGAAACCTCCTCCTTCAAAAGAAGAAGATGAAAATCCTGAATCAAAATATTTTGACCGTGGATTATTGCCAGTTATTGTTTCTTCTGGTGGTCGCAAGAAACATCGCAAAACAAATAAAAAACGTAAAACTTCTAAAAAACGCAGAACAAAGAGAAGATATTAACTTAAATAATATTTAATGTATTATATAAATATTATTTATGAGTGAAAGTAAAGAAGACGAACCTATATTAAAATGTCCTCATTGTAATGATTTTATTATTATTGAAAAATTAAATTGTGGCATATTTAGACATGGAATATTAATATCAAATGGAAAACAAATAAATCCACATGAAAGCAAACAAATATGTGATTATTTTTCTGATAAAAAATTAATTTATGGTTGTGGGAAACCATTTCAAATCATAAAACATGGAGAGAAATATGTAATACAAATTTGTGATTATATTTAAAAATAAAATTGAAAATCAAAAACTAAAATATTTTAAATGTATAAAGTAATGAAAATAATGACAACAATGATACACATAGTTAATTTAATAAATCACGGTTTTAAATACGTGATAGATACAAGTAATCATTTTAAAATTGATGAATCTCATGCTTTGAAACATAGTATGGAAGTATATGGATTTGCAAAAAGAATTTATGAAAGTGAGATTAAAAAGAGTCCACAATTAGAACAACAGAGAGAAATAATTTATATGGCAGCAATTGGACATGATATGTGTGACAAAAAATATATGGATGAAAAGGAGGGAATTGAAAGATATAAAAATTATTTAACAAATTATATGACATCAGATGATCTAGACGTAATGGGAAAAATAATAGGAACAATGTCTTATTCGAAGGTAAAAGTTAATGGATATCCCGATTTAGGTAAATATCAATTAGCTTATCATATAGTTAGAGAAGCTGATTTATTAGCAGCTTATGATATTGATAGATGTATAATGTATTCAATTCATAAAGACTCAAATGAATATAGTCAAGCATTAAAGGTCGCACTTGAATTATTTGATAATCGTGTATTCAGGATGAGGCAAGATAGACTGTTTAAAACAGAATATTCTAGAAGAGAATCATTAAAATTACATAAAAAAGCAAAAAAAGATGTCGATAGTCTAAAAAATATATTAGATATTTAAATCAATTACAACAGGAAAATGGTCTGAATTATATGAACCACAATATTCGGAATAACCATGGTAAAAATATACATCTGAAATCTTATTTTTTATTCCAGATGTAACTAATACGTGGTCAATCATAGAATAATCCTTGATAGATGATGTGCTACATTTATTATCAGAATCATACCAATCACTATATCTTTCACTTTGTTGAACATTTTCAGCAGCGCTGATTAATTCATATTTTCCTTTATATTCGCCAAAATCGCCTTTAAGAATACTTAAAACTTGTGATGTAGGTTTGTTGCTATTAACATCTAAAACTACACCATCAAAATCATTTAAGTCGCCAATAACAATAACTTCGTAACCTTTTGAAATGTAATTAGCAATAACTGGTTGTAAAACGGATGCCTGACCTTCTCTCTGAGCACATCTAGAAGAATCAGTTGGAATTGCGACAAAATGAGCTCCGATAAGAGCAATATTCATATTGCTTAATTTAAATTCTGTAATATAATGTTTACTTACACCAGTTGAACCAGTACCAGTATATCCACACTTTGAACCATAAATAGGATAATCATATCTATCTTCAGTTCTATACAAACTAACAACAGGATCTACTCGAGTCAACATACCAACATTTTGTCCAGTGCTTGTATCGGTGCCCTTTTTTAAGTACGGCATATATGTATTGTCATTCAATGAAGTTTTTAACATATTAAGCTCATCACAACCTTCAATTTCACAAAAATTAATAATATCAGGATTTAAATCATGAACTACTTTTGAAACATAAGATAAATGGGTTTCTGCTTCAGAAGCGTTTTTCCATGTACATCCATTTCCAGGACAATCCATGGTACTATAATAATCAATAAATAACCATTCGACATTATATTGAACAAGACGTAATTTACTTTTATCGCTGCGTCTATCACCAATACTGGTAACAGCAGGACATTCAGTATCAGAAAAAACTATACCAGCAAAAAAAGAGAGAAGTAAAAACAGTTGTATCATTCTTTATATTACTTTACAAAATATATTTAATATATAATAAAATTGAAGAATAATATAAAATTAAATATAAATAATATAATATATTACGCAAAATGTTGCCAAAAATTAATATACCTTTTAAAAATGAAAAAGCAAAAGTTTATCCTGAATCAAATTTTATTATGAATTTTGATGGTTGTAGTA